GGCGCATCAGGGTGGTGGAAATCTGGACAGACGAAGAGTGGAGAGATGGATCACGGACGTACTGGCTTACCCTTCCGATAAGGTTATGCATAACGCCGCCTATGACTTGGGGTGGTTACAAGCAAGTGGTTTTAAGGTTAACGGACGGATCGTTGATACCATGCTCGCTGCCCCAATTCTTGATGAAAACCGTTTCAGCTACGCTCTCAACTCGTTGGGATTTGACTATTTACAAGAAGTCAAGTCAGAGCAAGGGCTCAAACAAGCCGCTGCGGACTTCGGAGTTCATCCAAAAAAGGAACTTTGGAAATTACCCGCCATGTATGTGGGAGAGTACGCTGAACAGGATGCAGCGCTCACACTGAAACTGTGGCAGGCGTTCAAGATCCGCATGCGTCAGGATGAAGTGGAATCCATCTTCAATCTTGAAACAGAAGCCTTCCCTGTCCTGCACAACATGACAAGCCGCGGGATCCGGTTTGACCGACCCAAATGTGAGCGGTTGATTGAGCAACTAATCGCCCGTGAGAAACAAATCCACAAGGACCTCAAGTCACTTGTCGGATCCAACGTCGATATCTGGGCCGCACAAAGCATCGCCTTAGCTTTTGACAAGCTGAACCTGCATTATGCGAAGACCGAGAACGGCCAACCGAGCTTCACGAAAGGCTTCTTGGATGGCTGTGAGCACCCAATTGCCAAGATGATTGTGGAGGCGCGCGAGACCAACAAAACGCACAGCACCTTCCTGCAGCCGTACCTTAACTTCAGTGCCAAGACAGGACGGATCCACCCGCACGTTAACCAGATGCGCTCAGATGATGGCGGCACCGTTACAGGACGTCTGTCCATGGCCAACCCTAACTTGCAGCAGGTCCCTGCCCGCCACGAGATCATCGGCCCCATGGTCCGCAGCCTGTTTCTCCCCGAAGAGGGCGAGATGTGGGCATCCAATGACTTCTCCTCACAGGAGCCAAGGCTCTTAGTTCACTATGCTTCGCTCCTCGATTTGCCCGGAGCCGACAAGATGGTGGGTGCCTATCAGAATGATCCCAACACCGACTTTCACCAGATGGTGGCCGATATGGCCGGCATCAACAGGAAAGCTGCCAAGACCATTGGTCTGGGATTGATGTACGGCATGGGCAAGAACAAACTGGCAGCGCAACTGGACCTGAACCTTGACGAATCGTCGGAACTTATTGACAAGTTTCACCAGAATGTTCCGTTCCTCAAAGGCACGGTGAACGCCGTCATGAAACGGATTGAGCATCCCGCATCAGGCGGATCGATTCGCACCCTTCTCGGACGCAAGTGCCGGTTCCCACTTTGGGAGCCGATGGAGTGGGGTGTCAATAAAGCGTTGCCTCGTGAGCAAGCCGTCATTGAATACGGCCAACGGATCAAGCGCGCAGGCACCTACAAAGGTTTGAACCGCCTCATCCAAGGGTCAGCCGCCGACCAGACAAAGGCAGCAATGGTTGCACTAGCTCGGGAGGGGATTATGCCCATGCTGCAGGTTCACGATGAACTGGCATTGAGCGTCAAGACAAAGGAGCAAGCGCAGCGTGCAGCAGAGATTATGGCAACGTGCGTCAACATGCAAATCCCCAGTCGGTGCGACGTGGAAGTCGGACCAAGCTGGGGAGAAGCAAAGTAATCAGCGGATACGCCCTTCAAGACGGTCTGCTACCAACTTGGCGTAGCCGGCAATATCTAGCCAGTGGTCCACCACATCAGGATTGCCGTTCACAATGCGGCCAATCTTGTGAATGATCATGTCCATGGCTTCGGCTTGATCGTGCGCGAGGACCTTGTCACGGTTGTTTAAGGCCGCTTGGACGACACGTTTCAACATCTGCATGACTTCCGCGCCCTCGATGAATTTGCCGTAGTCCAAGGCCCGAGCGTCAAGGGTCTCGTCTACCTGATCTGGGAAATCAAACATTTCAATCTCCAGTGGTGCGCTGCCGGCAGCTCTCTGCTGTACATGGGCAAGCTTGGCCAACTGCTCAGACTTCTTCGGAAATTTAAACCCTTCTTTCCTCATCTTGTTGCGCAGGGCATAGACAGACGGCTTAGTGATGCCAAACCGGAACGCTATCTCATCAACTGAGGCAGCAGGATTACTCTCTAAAAACGCCTGAGCACGTTTAGATCTGGAGGGTAATTTACGTTTAGTTGCTTTCATTTCGGACTTTCTGATTGTTAAAGACTTCATAATATTTCTTAGGCATCGGTGCCTTCTTATCTAACAGGTTGCGCAGCCATTCCGCGCCACCTAATTGGTTCAGGATCATCCACTGTCTGTCAGACATCCTCACTTGTCTTCCTAACAGTGGCTCGGGTGGTTTTGGTCTTGGCATGTTCTTTTAAATTCCTTGTCGTTACTCGTTTGGTCCAGCAGCAAGCACAAATCCACCTTGCTGCACTCATTTGTATTCCACCCTCCGGTGGCCGTTTCTCTTCGCATTTATTACAAAGTTGTAATGGATGCACATGCTGCGTGCTTCCAAGCGCCAGATGTTGACTAGTAAAGCTCACGTTTCATGTTCCTTATGACGACAGTAAAACTGCTTATCGTATCTGGCCCAAAAGCTTTCATCTTCTCAATTTCCCTAGCCACCTCTTCAAGGACCAAGTTGCGCTGCGAGGGCGAAACATACAGGTTGTTTTCAAGCTGCTTTTCCACCATCTGGCGCTTACGCCAACCCATGGCCTTCTCCCAAAGATTTAGTTCTTTCATTTGTCCTCCTTCAGCTTGTCTTTCGCCTGTTCCATCATGCGTCGATAGATCTCAGGATCTTTCTCTTTGAGCCGCCCCAAAAACAGCGGCAGCCATGTTTCATCGGTAGGCAGATTGCGCATCAAATCACCTAGTTCTTTGTATGTGGTCAACTGTTTTTCTCCTTGATTGAGGCTTCTACTTTACGCAAAGCGCCTAGCAGTTCTTGCTTAGCTTCTTCTAAAAGCCAGTTAGGAGCGCCCGATGCAAGCCTCCAGCCATACGGTTGCAACAACTCCTCATCCGTCAGCCCTGCCCATGTGCGCTGTGTATACAAAGGCAACACCTGACCAAGCGGTGTAAACAAGGGGCTGTCTTTGTCTGTACTGACCGCGCCGTTAGTTGGGTCGTACCATGCTATTGGTTTCATGCGTCACCCCGCTCGGATATGGAATCATGGATATCAATGCAAGCTGCCCATGCCGCACTTGTTGCAGGATTTTTTTCAAGCTTCGCATACACCTTGGCGTGTTCTTCAACAATCTTTGCACACGCCTCACGCTCTTTCTGAATGGCTAAGTTGACCAAGGCAACCAAGTGCGGGGTTGATACAGTCCACGTTGTATAGTGCTTGTTTTCTTGCACCACCTTGTAAAGTGCATCTAGGATTTCATCTTGTGTCATGTGTTCTCCTCATACTTGCTGCACTCTTCCAACCAAATAGGGTCAAAGTTCCACGGCCAATTGAACCAACCCTTCTGCGCAGCACGTGCATTGCCAGAGATCAAAGCCTTGGGCTCCAAGCATTGGATGTGATGCGTCATGGGCAAAGGATCACGGTTCACGCACTTGTGGCAATTGGGCCGGTCCACCTGCGGTTTGTAATCTTCAAGATTGCTCATACTCGTCCTTTATCTTTTGACGATTGATCATGGCCTGCATGGGATCGGTGTCGCCCATCAGCACTTCAAGCAGCAGACGATCTATTGCCTTCAATTGCTTTTCCAATGCCGCGTTCTTGGTAACAAACTCACCGCATGCAGCAACATACGGCCGCAACAGTTCCAGTTCTCTTTGCTCAGTCATTCTTTTTCTCCTTTTGTCTTTCGCGCAACATAGCGTCTGCATAGCAGTAGGCCCATGTGGCCGCATGATTTATACCGTTGGACGACCCCACCTCATCCATTTGCTTAATTGCCATAGGCAAAGCGGCTGCAGCAAAGTAATCGCGCAGCGCCATACCCTTGATATGGCTTAGGTGTGAGTTTGGGAATGCAAATTCAGTCATACAACGTTCCTCATCTCTTCAAAATAAATAGGTGCATCCTGCTCAATGCGAAAAATCACATCCGGATGCAAAACCCCGCTCAAGTCAACAGAACTGTTAGGCAAGAACACCGACACCAAGGTCCACACCTCCGGATAATCAGGCTCCAACTTCATACCGGACATGGGCTCAATCGAGCCAACTTCCGCCGGCTCATACTCAAAGAAGCATTTAAGCTGCAGACCCAATTCATCACACTCATACAAGAATTCGTACATGGTTACCCCACAAAATATATTAAAAGACAAGCCAACAAGCACGAGCCAAGGATCACGGGCCACAAAGGCGGCTCATTGTGAATCGATCCCGTACCCAACAAAACGGATTGAATGATCTCCTCAGAATCTGTCATCTCAGGAGGCGGTGGTTGATACAACAAACCAATCTGTACCTTCCCAGTGTTAAACGGCGTCAAGCGCTGATTGATGCGATCAACAGATATAAAATCGTTGGCATTAGTGATCATAAGAAGCTCCCTTCATTGCATTCTTGGCCTTCATCGCATCGCTGTATGCGTGCTCAAAGCCCTCCAAAAACTTGTCTACGGGCACACTTAATTCTGCTGTCAAAATGGCTGATGAAACAAGGCACGCGAACCACGCGTCAGCAGGCTTGACAAAAGTATTTGAGCAGAAGTTAAGCAAAACCTGCGCATCGTCCATGATTTGTTCGATGTCTTTATCCGTAGTGTCTGTTCGTTTAGTCATATCACTATCCTTTCTTTGTTAATGGTGTTTGTCTAAGTAGACGTGGTTATTATCATGCTTTTAGCTAGTTAGGTCAATTACTTGAAATGTACTATTTCCTAGGGGTTTTCCCTAGGTTTTGGGGTTTTAGTGTGATGCGTTATGGTACTGGGTGGAT